TCACCCACATTGACGAGGCCCTGGTCCAGGTGCTGTCCGCCGACGCCGACATCGCCATGCAGGCCGGGAGCCGCATCTACCAGGTGCAGGCCCCGCAGGGCACGGCGTTCCCGTGCATCGTGTTCGCCCGCGAGTCGCAGCTCAAAGACCCGTTTACGGACCTGCTGCGGAGCAACTCGCTGATCCGGGCCACGTACACGTTTTCCTGCATCTCGGACAACCTGCTCGAGGTGCGAAACCTCGCGCGTGCCGTCAAGGCCGCCCTACAATACGTCAAGACAGACCGCATCCGGTTGGCCGTCGTTCGGAGTGATGACGACCAGCAGGAACTGGCCGCCGGCGGCGAGCAGTTGCCGGTCTATCGCACTGATTTGTCGGTTGATGTGACTTACAGCGAACCCTGAGCAAGGAGGCTCAGACTATGGCTCACGACATCGGACAGGGCACCTTCGTTACGTTCGGCACCATCGTCGGCAGCGGCGCGACCCACTACAAGGTCAACAGCGTCTCGCTCGGCGGCGTGAGCCGTGATGTGGTCGATGCCAGCCATCTGCTCACCACGGGCGGCAAGGTGTTTCTCGCCAGCGAGTACTACGACCCGGGCGAGCTGTCGCTGGAGATTCACCACGACCCGGCGCTCAACCCGGTCAACCTTCTTACCAACGTGGCGACCAACCAGGCCGTCAACATCTACTTTGCCAACGGCGGAACCGCCACGGCGCTGTGGAGTGCGTTTGGCTACGCATCGTCATTTGAGGCTTCGGCCCCGAAGGACGACATGATGACCGGCACGCTGACCATCAAGCTGTCGGGCAACCTCAACATCTAAGCAGCAGGAGGCGCGGACTGTGGCTCTGACACGCGAGGAGATCAAGGCTAAGCGTGGCGTAAGACCGCGTGTGCCCGTAGAGGTGCCCGAGCTGGGCATCGTCTACGTCGCCAAGATGACCGCCAAAGACCGCGACGCTTTCGAGCAAATGGTCACTGGCGGCAAGGTTGGCGGCGTCAACCTGACCAACATCCGGGCACGGTTCGTGGCCCTGGTGTGCGTCAACGAGGACGGCACCAAGATGTTCGAGGAAGGCGACGCCGAGTGGCTCGGCGAGCTGGACACGGACATCGTGCAGGCCATCGTGGACGAAGGCTTCAAGCTCAACGGCATCGGTGGCAACGCTCTGGAGGACGCCACAAAAAACTAGAGCGCCGTCCGATCATCCTCTTCCTGTACCGCCTGGCCCTGAAGCTAGGCATCTGGAACGTCGAAGATCCGGGCGGCCTGGCTGAGACGATGAGCGTCGACCAGTTGTACGGCTGGATGGCTGCATACACGTTGATGCCGTGGGGTGACGAGTGGCTGAGGGACGCGGTACTCATGGCACAGCAGTACAACGCGAACCGTCCCAAGGGCAAGCCGGCCCTCAAGCCGTGGGACTTCATGCCGATCGAACAGCGTCCGCAGTCGCAGGACGAGATGTGGCGAATCCTCCAGCAGGTGAAGTAAGCCATGGCTGCGAAGAACTTCGGCCGCGTCAACGTCTCAATCACCGCCAGCACGGGCGGGCTGACGGCGGGACTGGGTCGCGCCGGCAAGCAGATGAAGTCGTTTGCCGGCTCGGTGACGTCGACGCTGAATCCGCTACGCATGCTGTCGAGTGTTGCCCAGAGCACATTCGGGCAGCTGGCTCTGTTCTCAATGGCCCGCAGTGCGGTCAACACGCTGACTGGGATGGCGTCGGCAGCCGCGGAGAATGTCGACGTTCAGAGCAAACTCAGCCGCCGGCTGGGGATGACGTATGCCGAGCTGTCTGGCCTCAAGCTGGCTGGCGACTTGGCCGGCGTTGGCATCGAGACAATCGGTGCTGCAATGACGAAGGCTGACGTGGCTATGCAGAAGGCGGCTGGCGGGTCAAAGGCTGCCAATGCTGCTTTTGCCACTTTAGGACTGAGCGTCGACCAGCTGCAGGGAATGAGCGCGGCTGATCGGTTTTCCGCGATTGCCGAGTCAATCTCGGCCCTGCCAACATCCGCCGAGCGGGCTGCGGCTGCCGTTGCATTGTTTGGCCGGTCTGGTGCGCAGTTGCTGCCGCTGTTCGAGGGCGGTGCCGGCAGTATCGCAAGAGCACGCCAAGAGGCTGAGCGTTTCGGATTAGCGCTGACGAATGCTCAGGGGCAGAACGTCGAGGAGATGAACGACTCGTTCACTCGGGTCTACTCGGCCATTCAAGGCATCGTGCAGCAGGTGACGGCGTACTTAGCCCCAGCAATCACCGCTATCGCAAAGCAGTTCACTGATTTCGTGGGCAGTGTCGGTGGAGCCAATATTGGACAGGCAATCGGCGAGGCCTTGCTTCAAGGCGCGCGGTCTTTGGCGGAATATGGCGATTTTCTTATTCAAAACTTAAGCGGCGTGTTTCAGTTTCTTTCGCAGGTCGGAGCACAGTGGTCTGCAATCTGGGACATTGCTGGCCGTGTCGGTGGTTTTCTGTCTGGTGTGTTCAACGCTTTTCAGGCCGGCATGGGCACGATTGTTCTGGGGTTTGGAAAGGTTGCCGAATATTTCGGTGTGAGTGGTGCAGAGCAGTTCAATAAAGAGATTGAGCAAGGGATTTTAAAAGACCTCGAGCAACGCGATGCCGGCTTCACAAAGGCATTTGGGGAGTCACAGTCGACAGCTGGCGAGGCAATTGCAGGCCCGCTCACGTCTATGATTGACGGTGCTATAGCTCAGTCTCGTGCCGCTGCGGCTGCCGTAGATCAAAAGACGCAAGGCAGTATCCAGAAGGCACTAGCCACTCCTGTTACAGCTCAAGTTGCGGTTAACACCGAAGCCCTAAAAGCTGTGGTTGCCGGCACGGGCGAGGGCGAAGCGTTCCGCAACGCCATCGCTCGAGGTGCCGACCCTCGCCAGGATGGTGTAAAGGCCGCAGAAGAGACGGCCGACAACACTGGCGAAATGGTCGACCAACTGGACGAACTAAACTCCTCCCTTAGTTCCTCGGGCGGCTTTGGGCTCGCGAGCATCTCGGTGTAACCATGGCCATCATTGACGCCCGCATTTTGCGAAGTTTGCAGCTGACCGAAACGCTCAGCGACAAGGGCGATGCACAGTTTACGGGGTCGGAAGATTTTCTGATTCTGTCCGACACTAAAGACCCGTCTTTCGCGGACATTCTGGACAACCAGGCCACGTGGGCCAACCTAGGCAACAAAAGACTTCCGCGACTCAAAGACTTGATTCAGGTTGGCGGCATCGATCTGTACGTCAACTCTCGCGACCTGTCGCACTACAAAGACAACGAACGCGCAGTTGTCATGTCTGTGCGGTATGTGGGCAAGCCCGAGGGGCCTGGCCTGCCGGAGCCGCAGCTGCTCACGCCGGAGTTTTTCCAGCGGTGGTCGATTCAGACAACGTCAGTGACTGAGCCGGCGTTGGGGTGGGAAACGGTGGCCGAAACAAACGGCAAGCCGCAGGTTGGCGGCGGCCAAAAGACGGCACAAAACTCGGCCGGCGATCCGGTGGACGGTCTGGAAGAAGATACGTCCCTGCTGCGGATGACGTACACGAACACTCGCGTGCTCGCTCCCAACTTTGACGCGCTGGATGGTTACGTCAATACGTGCAACATCGGTTTTTTCAACATTGCCCCTGGAGGAAACAAGGCCGATTACACCGTTCGCTGCGTTGGATACAACGCCGACTTCGACGCAAAGAACCAAGTCTGGAGCGTCAGCGTTGAGTTTCTCTACAAGCCCAACAACTGGTCTATTGAGTATTACGACGTAGGATTTAACCAAATCGTAAACGGCAAGCGGCAGGCCATCTTGGACAATGCCGGCAATCCCGTCAGCAAGCCCGTTCCGCTCAACGGCAATGGGCAAGTCGAGCCGTTTAGCGGCACAGGAAACGATGAGCCGCCGGAGTTAAGGATTCGCTACCTGTACCCGTACCCGTCTGAGATTATGGACACTTCATTCTTTACTGAGACTGGAATCTAATGGCAAACGAAATCACCCTGAGCCTTTCGCTCGCCGTGCGGAATGGCAACTATGACGAATCCGTGTCCGACTCCACCCGCGTCGATCAGACGACGCAGCGGGCCGCCTCTGGCGTGGTCGTGGTCGGTAGTAACGCCGTGCAGACCATTGCCCTGGGCGACGTGACCACGGCCGGCTACGCTTCGTTCAGGAATCTTTCGACTGCCACCTCGGGCACCGCCTACATCGCCTTGGGCAAGTACGACGGGACCAACCTGCACGAGTTCGTGCAGCTGCGTCGCGGCCAGCCTGCCATGCTGCCGCTGATCGGCAACGTGAGCGTGGGGGCACGGAGCTACGGCACGCCGGCCAATCTGCGGTACATCATCCTCGCGGAGTGACGCATGGCCACGTATGGCTTTTCTGACGGCGACGCCAAGCGGATCGGGCGGGTGGTGCGTTCCACTGAGAAGCACCCTCACGCCATCCGGCTCCAGTCCCCTGTGGCAGAGGGTGCGGCCCCCGGCGTGCGGCTTCTGATCGGCCAGCATAGCGGCTCGAGCTGGGCCAGCGGCAGCACCGCCGTCGTGACGGTTTACAACGGCCCTCCTGGCGGCGTGGCTTCCGCGGTCACCGTGGTCGCCTACAACCACTACGTGCAGTTCGGCAGCGACACGAACTGTACGAACCGCTGGGTGGCGCTCGGGCACAACGGTTTTGGTTGGATCGCCATTGACTCGCAGAGCGACTGCGGCACGTGCGTGTCCGCGGTCGGCGGCGTCGACTTCCGGGTGTTCCCCGGCTATTCGCGAACCACCGAGCAGGTGCTTGGCCACGACACGAGCGGCTGCATCAAGTGGTTTAGCACGACCACCTGCGCCACGGCAGCGGAATGACGCTCATCACGATCCAAGACGGCAAGATCGTCCTGCGTGACGGCAAGGTCGGCACGGAGCAGGCGTGTTGCTGCGAGGCGTGCAATGAGACGGCTGCTTTTTTTAGTTACAAAGACATTGGGTTGGACGCAGACCCGGATCAGATTTGCGCGGACGCGCTAGCGTACATGGAGTGGCTGCGAGATCGACTTATCGCTCGCGGGTTCACTGGCGTCTCGCTAAGAAACAGCGTGCCAGAAGGGTTCAGCGCCGGCGACGAAAACGACCCCGAAACGTGCGAGTTTTCCGTTATCGCCTGCTGCGAAAACGCCAACTTTGAAGATTTGCAGTGTGAAGTCTGGGGCGACATCGGGCCGATCTTTGGCGCATTCAACACAAACGTGCCAGATCAGCTGACGGGGGGCGAAGCGTGCCTGCCCCTGTGCGAAGACAACCCTCTCCCATGATCCGCTGCCGCCTGAACCACCTCGAAGCTCGCTGCCGCCAGCGTGGCTACACGCTCGAGCAGGTGCGGCCTTGCATCGCCTCGCAGGACGGCGACCAGATCACGGTGGACGAGACGCATCCGGCGTACCCACGGGCCAAGCCTGGCCTGGGCGACATGGTGGCGGCCTGGCTGTCAGCGGTTGGCATCACCAAGGAACGAGCCCAGGCGGTCGCCGCCGTAGTGGGCGTGAAGGACTGCGGGTGCAAGAAGCGGCAAGAACGGCTGAACCAGTTGGGCCGCAAGTTCGGCATCGGTTGACACCGTCGCGACACTGACGGGCGAAAGGACGACGCCCGTGGCCGAAGACCATCACGTCACGATCGACGGCAAGCGGTGGCTGTTGCGGTTCACCCGGCTCAAGGGTGACGCTGCTGGGTGGACCTACTTCGACAACTCAGCCCGGCCCCGGATCCTGATTGACGAGCGGCTAAGGGCTGGCCCTCGCATGGAGACCATCGTGCATGAGCTGCTCCACGCCAGCCTCGGCCCCAGCATCAGCGAGGAGGCCGTCACGGAAGCGGCCCGCGTCATCCGGCGGACGCTCTGGAACCTTGGATACAGGGAGGTGGCCGATGGCAAGTGACCCCATTACGGACATGGCTAGGAAGTTGGCACGGTCACACCCCGACGCGCCTTCTCGGACGCTCGCCAAGCGGCTGGTGAAGGAGTGCAACGGGGCCATCACGATTGACCAGGCCCGGCAACGCATCCAGCGGCAGTTCGGCGTGCACGGCAAGAAGAATCTGAAAGAGATGAAACCTGCGTCCGTTCGTGCAAAGCGCAGTGCTGGCGAGATCATGGCCATGCCCAAAAGCGTGGCCGACTCGTGGACGCCACACCGGCTGAACGTCCTAGGCAACGTCGGCATCATGTCGGACGTTCATGTGCCGTATCACTCCGAGATCGCCGTGGCCGCGGCTATCGGCTTTCTCAAGGACCAAGAGCTCACCGGCCTGCTGCTGAATGGCGACATCGCCGACTTCTACGCCATCTCCCGCTACACCAAAGACCCCACGCAGCGGGACTTCAAGGGGGAGCTCGAGGCCGTGCGGGACTTCCTGGCCTACGTGCGGCAGGAGTTCCCCGCCATCCCCATCGTCTACAAGAGCGGCAACCACGAAGAGCGGTGGCAGCATTGGCTGTGGCAGCACGCGGCCGAGATTTCCGACGACCCGCGTATGAGCCTGTCGGCCTGGTTGGAGTTCTCAAAGCACGACATCGTGCTGGTTGAGGACAAGCGGCCGGTGATGCTAGGCAAGCTCCCGGTGCTTCACGGGCACGAGCTGCCAAGCGGCATGGCCGCGCCGGTCAACGTGGCCCGTGGCGTGTTTATGAAAACCGGGTCCACCGGGCTGGTCGGCCACTCGCACCGCACGAGCAACCACGCCGAGTCCGACATGTGGCACAAGGAGACCGGGTGCTGGAGCACGGGCTGCTTGTGCGACCTGCGGCCCGAGTACGCCCGCATCAACAAGTGGAACTGGGGATTTGCCATGGTCGCCATACATAAGGGCGGTGCGTTTGACGTTCACAACTACCGGGTGATGCAGGACGGCACCGTAAGGACCGCGTAACCAGAAAGGCGACGACATGACAGCAGCGACTTTGGAGAGAGCAAACGATGCACTACGGGCGGCCGTCAAGGACCGGCTCGACAACACGGACCCGAGCGACGACAAG